GCGCTTTTGGCTTGGCATCTGCCGCACCTCGCTCGCCGTATCGGCACTTAGAATTATGCGGTATTGCCTTATATTTTGTGTGGATTATGCGGGAACAAAAACAGATTTTCAGGATTCTGTCTCTTTTTCTCTTTTGTTTACCTCTCTCTCGCTGGCTTCCACCATCGAGATCACGTTCAGCAGCACCAGCCGCACCACAGCGGGGTGCAGGCAGCTGCTGTTGATGGCGTTGATGACGGACTTTTGGAGCTCTTCAATTTTTGCGGTTGTGGTCATTTCATCACCCTTTCTGCCATCGGGGAGCCGGAATATTCCGGGCGCGGATAGCTTGTATCTTCGGTTCGCGTGCCGCCGCAGGCTGCCAGCGTAAGCGGGATGACCAATGCAAGCACCAACAGCAAAGTCAACGTGGCCAAAATCTGCATGAATTTCTGCATTAAATTTCCCTCCCGTTCACGCTCAAAGAACCGCATTCAATTCTGCCGGGGATTTCAAACTTGCTGGCATTGCAGTGGATGACCTTATCTACCTGGTCAATGGCAATGCCCACAAACTCGCTGGTGGCCCCGCCGGTGGAATAATCAAAGCTGGGGTCGCCGGTGGAGAACCAGCCTAAAAACGTGTAGCGGGAGTTATCGCCAATATAAGATTTGCCGTACCGGCTGCTTAACACACCGGTCAGGTTGTTTTCCCAGTACCAGCGGATGCGCCCCGTGTCAATGTCCACACGAGTGCCAGCATCTTTGCCCATACGAATCCAGGCATTGTCCAGGTCATAAGTGGTTGTGCGCGCCTTATTGTGAATCTGCCCGGTGGTAATGTTGCCGCCGTTGATGATTGTCTTATCCTGGTTCCAGGTACTCAAATCCGAAAATGTCACCACGCCGGATAGGTTGATCTGTGCGCTGGTGATCTCTGTTCCACCCGCCGTCAGCTTGATGGTGCTGGAAGTGCCGCTGGTGGATGCCGTCAGCTTAATTTCGCTCACCGTCTGCTTGATCTCGGTTTTGGTTTCGTTGGCGGTCAGATAGTCGCCGGTGCTGGCCGTCCACGCAGTGGGGGCGTTGCCCATCTGCACCATGGGGTGCATAATGGTCAGATCGTTGGTAACGGTGGCGTTATCGTCCGCGGTACTCACAAACAGACCGTCTGCATAGCCGTCCGCGGTCGCCGTGAACGCCGCCCAGCGCAGCTTCCAGCCGTTGTCCAGCACAATGTCCTGCTTCGCATTTTTGAATGCATTGCCGTAATAACTTTTTGCTCCGCTGCTGCTCTTGGTCTCGAACTGCAAAAACAGGCTGTCCGTGCCGGAGTTGAGCTTGTACAGTACCGATGCACAATAGGTCATGCCCTTGGCAATCACCAGCGTTTTGTCCGCGCCAAAGTGAAAGCGAGTGTTCTGCGCCTTGTTGGTCACGCGAACAGATTCACCCGTAATGGTGTAGCTGCCCTTTTTGCTCAGGTCATTGCCGCCTGCATCCAGGGTCGCATTGTTCCAGTCGTCGGTGCCCACAATAATATTGTTGCCGCCGGTGATCCGCCGCGTTACCGTCTGGGTAATTCTGTCGGCTTTCTGGTCAATCGCAGAAACGGATTCTTTGACCGTCTTGAACTCCTGTTTTGTGCTGTCCAAATCGTTGGAAATGGTTGTGGTGGTCTCTTTCAGGCTGCTGACTTTGGTGCTGATGCTATCCGCCTTTTGGCTGATGCTGGAGACATCCTCTTTCAGGCTGTTCACCGTTGCGGTGGTGGCATAATCCTGCAGCTTGCTGTCAACCGCATCGTTGGCGGCGCTGGTGGCGGTATCCTTTACCGTCTCTGTTACAGATTCCGTCACGGACTTGGTGACTTCGGTCTTGATCTCGTCAGCGGTCTGGGAAAACAGGCTTTTTGCGCTTTCCTGGGTCAGATAGTCGCCAGAGCTGGCATTCCAGGCGGTCGGCGCGTTGCCGTATTGCAGCATGGGGTGAAGCAGCTCAAACTTATTGGTGCAGTTGCCATTGCTGTCGAACTCGACAGTTTTCAAAACACCGTTTTTGCTGGGGGTCCATGTACCATACCGCAGCACCCAGCCGTCCGTCTGCTCAATTTCGAGCTGGTCAGCGGTTTTTATGTAGGCAATGTAATTTTGTCCGTCATCGCTCGTAAACGTAATGCCCAGCCGCAGCGCATCGGTGCCGGAAATGAGTTTGTACATAACGGACAGGCATAGGGTAACGCCTTTGGTGATATGAGCGCTAACAGCGTTGAACTTGAACCCGCGGCATGTGTTCGCATTGGTTATTGTTGCGCTGCCATCATCGCCATACACCACGCTACTGTCAATGCCGACATAGGTGGCGTTCTTGAAGCTCTCACTGCCCAGGATCAGGTTGCCGCCGCCGGTGATTTTGGTGTCTTTTTTCACCTCAGAGGAAAGCCCGTCCACCGTTGCTTTCAGGTCGGTGTACTTGCCGGTCAGGTCGCTTGCCTTTACTTCCAGGCCGTCCACGCTGGTCTTGATCTCCAGCATTTTGCCGGTCAGGTTCTTGTAGCTCTGGCTGTTCACGGCGCTGGAACTTTTCCGGCTGGCGCTGCCCACGCTCTTAAAGCTGGCCTTGCCGGATGAGATTGTGGCGCTCATCAGGTAGGTGTCGAACTCCCGCCCGCGTGCGTCCTTAACGTGCACGATCTGCCCGCAGGCAAGGCCGGAACTGTTGGGCACCGATACTTTGCAGGGGGTGTAGGTCACGTTTTTCAGCACGTTGTACAGGTTTTGTACAACGCTTTTCAGGTTGGCTTCGGTGCCGGTTGTCAGCAGCAGGTTGCCCTGAACTGCATAGGTGTTGGTGGCAGTGGTGCTGTCGGGGTAGATGACCCCCACGTCACTGTCCGACTGCCGGATCTGGACTTTCTCAATGGCCTTGACCGTGTAGTCCTCGTAGCTCAGGCTGTCAGCATAATAGGCGGTGCTGTTGCTGGCACCGTCCGGGGTGATTTTAGCAGTGCTGCGCTTGTCTGTGTAGGTCAAGAATTGCAGCTTGCCGTCTGCATTCATGTGGGCGTAGCAGCCTGCCGCTTCCGCCGCCCAGGAGATAATCTGGCGGCAGGTTAAATCATCCGCATAGAATGCCTGCACGCTGTAGCTGCCATTGATGGGCAGGCTGCTGCTGGCCAGCGTAACCCCTGCCCGCTGGCAGGCCAGCTGAACCAGCTGCCAGATAGTTTTGGGGAACTGTGCCTGATTGGCGTGCAGCCAGCCGGAGAAGTCCGCATCCAGCTTGGACATGGTGTCGTAGGCCGTGACCTTGTAGCTGTTGCGCTTGGTGCGGGTGGGCTTTTCGGCATAGAAAACGCCCACCTTGGTGCGGTTCCCGGCATCATCCTGCCGGTAGTAGGTCAGGGCGTCCCCGGCAGTAATTTGCAGGCTGCCGCCCGGGTCCGCCCAGATTTCGGCTTCAATGTAGTCCGAAAACGCAGAGCCAATAGTGAACTCCTGCCCGGCGTTCACCGCAGTATGCAGCGTCAGGCTTTTGACCGCGCTGCCGGGGGAGCCGCCCTTTAACTCGGTGCCGCTGGAGAGAGTGAGGATTGGTTGATACAAATACACACCTCCTTTGGTTTTAGTTAGGAGGTAGGAGTGAGGAGTTAGGAGTTCATGGTGTGCGCGTGCGCGCACGGGTTGAAAATTGGGCCGCAATCCCGTAGGGGCGCACATTGTGCGCCCGTCACCCTGTGGCAAATCCTGTTATGGCATCTACCGCAAAGCCCCGGAACGGTCAAGACCGTTCCCTACAATGCCGGACCTTAGGCCCGTTTTAACCCCTACTTCCTACCTCCTAACTCTCAATCAGCATTCAATAATGTTAAATTTAAGGTTCTTCCACTGTTTCGTCTTGGCGTTATGCCAGGCGATGCCGTATTTGCTGCAGTAGCAGGTGGTGGTTTCGGTCTCGGTGGAAGAGCCGGCTTTGGGATGGGTGAACTGAAACGTTGCCTTGCCTGCAAACAGCCCGATGATGTACTTGTATTCGTCGTCCGTCAGGCAGCTGTAGGCGATGGGCCAGGTGGAAACCTTTTCCCGCACCACTTCCCGGTGCATGTACCCGGCTTCGTCGCGGCCGGAATCGCTGGAATCCAGGTCGGAATAGCTCGGTTCAATGTCGCAGTCCGGTGCGTACAGGGATTTGCCATCGATCTGGAACAGATTGGTCAGGGTCACGTTACACACCTCCTGTGGCAGTCAGCTGTTTGCGCTGCCAGCGCTGTACGGCGCGGCCTACGTCCTCGTCGGTCAGCTCGATGCCGTACACGGCGGAGAGGATCTCCCGCAGCACGGCCACAACGGCTTCAAAGCCAGCCATCTGGCCTGCCTGCAGGTCCTCCATGACCTCGGCCACGGCCTGCTTGATGGTGTCCAGCGGAGCTTCTACGTTGGTGCCGTGGCTCTGGTCGCCCAGCACCGCCAAAAACTCCCGGTTCGCCGGGATGACCGCGCCTTGTGCCAGGTAGGGAATCTGTGGGGCGGTCAGGGTGCTGATATGAAACCCAACATGCCCGCCGCCGAATATGTCCGGCAGGTCGAACGACAACCCGTTCAGCGCGTTGATGACCGCATTGATGCCGGTCACAACGGCGGAGATCATCCGATTGATGAAGCCGATGATGCCATTGACGGCGGTCTTGATGGCGTTCGTCATCTTATCCCAGACGGTGCTGACCGTGTTGCCGATGGCCTGCCAGGCAGCATCCCAGTTGCCACGGAACACGGCGCTTAAAAAGTCCGCCAGCCCACGCAGCACAACAACGGCCAGATCGATGGCATCCGCAATAGCCCCAACGGCCACGCCAACAACGTCCGCAATGGCGTTGAATACCTCAGCAAATGCGGGGCCGAACGTGGCGATAATCCACTTGGCCACCGGGGCCAGCAGGTTGTTCCACAGGTCCAGCAGGCAGTTGGCAACGCTTGCCACCAGCAAAAGAATGTCGTCCCACAGGGGCTTGAGATGGGAGGACCAGAGGGTAGATAAAATCTGCATCAGGTTAGTAAGGATTGGCTGCAAAACGTTCTGCCACAGGGTGGTAAAAATGCCTTGCAGGTTTTCCAGCGCCAGGGCGGCACTCTGGGCAATGGGCTGGCCGTACTCGGCCCAGGTCAGCTGAACGCCGCCCAAAAGATCCTGCCAAACGGTCAGGGCAGCGGTTTTCATCTGCTGCCAGGCTGCATCCCACAGCGCGGCGGCGGGGGCAAGCACAGCCTCTAATGTAGCCCAGAAATTTTGCAGCTGCTGGTTTAATAGAGCCGGCGGACTTAACTGTGGCGGTTCGGCATCTGCGGCTTTGATTGTTGCAGCGCTGCTGCTTTTGCGGGTGGTGGAAGCCGCCGCAGCTCCGGCACTTTCGGCAAGAGAAGCCTGCAGCCGGTCCAGCTCATCAAATTCCGCAACGCTGCGTTTGGCGGCCTTGGCTGCTTTGGTGGTGCCACTGGCAAGTTTGGCCTGGGCTTTGGCGGCTTTGTTGGCGCTGACTGCTGCTGCGGCGGTCTGCTGCTCAAACTTTGCCACCGGCACGGCGGAGAACGCAGCGTTTACACTGCGGCTTATTTTTTTCAGGGCAGTGCGCAGGCCGTTCAGCGGCTGCTGCGCGGTGTGGGTAGTTGTTTGTGTAGACAGGGCAACCTGAAGGCTGCCTGCATAGGATTTTGGCAAAAGCATCTACCTCCTTATGAGGACTTAATTGGCCAACAGGCGCTGCAGCCGCTGGCGTTCCGCTATCTCTGCCGGATTCAGGCGGGGGCGCAGGTCAACCATGGCTTTGTTTTTGCGGTAGTAGTCCTGTTCCCACGGCTGCAATTTTTGGCCGTGGCGCAGCTTGCTGCGCACCCGCAGCAGGGTAGCCAGCTGGCCGTCCCCAATGCTGTTGAACCAGGCCATAAAGGTCCACCAGTGCAGATAAGGCAGGGCGCGCACTTCGCACCCGGCGGCTTTGTTGATGTCGGCGGCAATCAGCGGGGCGTCCTGTTCCCTGCCCCAGGCGCGCAGCTGTTTGACCGTGTCGTCGGTGCAGGCGTCGTCCACGACGACCAGCTCATATTGTTTAAAGTTGGCGTCCAGCTCTGCGGCCACCGTGCGGCAGAACTCCACGGCGCGCGCGC